ATTTCAGTCTCTACGTTTGGTAGGGCTTTGTCTATATCTGCCATTTATATTCTCCGAGTTCTTTATTGTTGTAGCTTGTTTTAATGGAACATTCAACCCCTGTGGATCTGGTCCCTTAAGTGGTGGGATTGCATTAAATTTAACGTGTTGCATATTTACCACAAGATTTTTATTTTTAACCGTCATCGAATAAACCTCTTCCTGCTTTTTTGTTTTGATACATTTCATATCCACTAATACCAGCAGATAATGCTAGACCTGGTAAACCAAACCTACGTGACACAGTTTTTAAAGTTGAAGGGCTAATACCTAATCTCATTGTTTTTGCAATAGAAGGATTTAATCCTCTAGATACAATTCTATCTGCATCGCTTGCAAACGCTGCACCTAAATAGTTAAATGGGTTTGTTGCAATTTCTCCTAACGAGTCTCCTTGTTGTACTTGATCTGCTAAATACAAAGGTTCAGTTGCAAGTAATCCAAGAGGTGTAGCTGTTGCAGCTAAACCTCTACCTAAAGTTTTTAATGCAGTTTTTGTAATACCAGATTTTTTTGCACCTAACGCGCCACCTCTTACTGCATCAATTGTTGATGGTGCAACGGCTGCTGTACCTGCTACAGTTGCTGCGCCTAACGCTGGAAGATAAGCATCTCCGATTGCTGGACTTTCTTCTGGTGTATCATCCAATGATCCTGTTACCATATCCATTAATAAATTTTTTTGTTGTTCTTCGTTTGACAAATAAGTTGTTGGATCATCATTCATAAATTGTTTAACAAAACCCGCGGCTACTGCACCACCTGCTGCAATCGCACCAAACTTACCGGCACCTCTTAACATTGGGCTTTTTAAGAAACCTGTGGCGGCACTTTTAACTTTGTTAAAAGGTCCTTCTTGATATGGTAGTCGATTAACTTCTTGTGCTAATTTTTGAGGATTTTTTTGTAGTGCATCTTCCACAGCATCAACACATCTAACTGTCCCTCCATTGGCTAATTCAGCTGAAACTAAACTGCATATCTTACCATTTACTTTTGCATCAGCTCTTGCACGATCAAAAAATTTTTCAAGATTAGGGTTTTGAGATACTTCTTTTAAAGTCGGAACTTCTAATTGTAAATCTTTTACTGCATAAGTTCCTTTTGAAGTAGGATTTAATTTTACATTTGCATCAGGGTAATTTTTTAAATATGTATTAGAGTGTTGTGTATTTTTTAATACTTGTTGTATTGTATCTTGATCAGTAAGGTCAGAGATTAGTTTAGCTTTATCAGTTACTCTTATTTTATCTTTTCCAAAAGAAATATCTAGATCGTCTAAATATCCTACACCTTTAACTTTAGTTTTGTTATTAAAATCTTTTACTAATGCTTGTATGTTGTTTTTTATTTGATTTTTAAATATTGGGTCTGTTTCATTATTAAAACGACTTGATAGTTTTACAAATTTTTGGTCAAAATTTACATTTTTTAAAGCATTAAATGACGATGGAGCATATTGAGCTTTTAATCTAAAATTTTTTGGAAAGAAACTTTCTGTTTTTGCAAATGCTTGTGGATTTGCATGCTCTAATACCATACTTTGAGATTTAAATAAATTTGGATACTCTGTTTTTAATTGTTTTAAAACTGTGTTAGTATTTCTACTAATTCTTTGCATAGCATTTTTTATTTCTGTTTTTCGGTAATCCGCTACACCAGGTTGTTCTAATTCAGCAGCTAACTGTTGGTAAACAGTTTTAAATTTAGTAAATTCAAATATTTTATTTTTAAAATCAAAACCTGCAATAGTTAAAAATTTTCCAAGTGTACTAGAACCACCAATATTATTGTCGCTTGCAAACTTTTGAAGTCTAATAAATTCTTGCTGGCTAAAATCTGTTTTTGTTTTTTCACCCATATAAAAATCGGTTAGATCTTGCATTATATTTGTGAAATTAGGGTTCTTATCTAAAAGTTGATAGGACGTAAATTGTTTTAAGATATTTGTTTGACCACCATAGCCCCCACCTCCAGTGCTAAAACCTTCTAACAAATCATAGTTTCTTGGTAATTGAAACTTTCCATTTCTTATAAATAAATTATTTTTAAACCATGCGTTTGATCCTGTTGCACCAGTTTCAGGCATTTGTATATATTTACCTTTATTAAATTCTTTAAAAGCATCTTTAAATAATTTATCAACACCACCTTTAGTTTTGTATTTTTCATCTTTAGCATTTGTTTTAATCCAATTGACTAAATCATCGGTGTATGTTTTTTTAAGGTTAGTATAATCTGTTTTTAATTGATTAGAAGCCAAACCTATTTCTTGAAGTGTCTTAATTTTTCCAACTGATTTTTTTAATTCATTATGTTTTTTTACGGCTTGTTCATAACCCTCTGGACTTGCATCAAATGTAAAGCTTGATGCTCCAGTATATCCTGGTTTAGGGTTTCTGATTCTAACTCTTATTCTAGGGGTTCTGTCTGCATCCCCTCTTGAATCCTGTTCTATACTAAAACCCAATCCAACAGATTGTTTAAAATTAGAAATTTTATTTTGAACATCTTTAGTTAAATTTACTCTAGATTGTTTTCTACCTATTGATACTTTGTCTAATTGAGAGGAACTTAAAAGTTTTCTTCCTCTTGAAGATATTTTTTTATAGGCTTTTTCTCCAATATCTGATTTAGAGACTCCGTAAGTATTTCTTTCAAAATCCCAATTTTTTATTTCAGGGTAAAGTTCTTTTAATTTATTTTGTTGCGCAGTAGTTAAAAAAGCAGCCATTAGACCTCCAGGATCTTAGCTAGTCCGCCTCTTGCAAAATCTTCTACGAACCTTGCTGTCATTCTATCAAATCTTGGATCACCAGGTCTTAGACCTGAAGCGTCTCTAACTTTAGTTAAAACTCTTTCTGTAAAGATTGCAATCTCTTCTGAGCTTGCACCTGATGGTACCATCTCTACAATTCTTGGACCAAAGTATTTATCAACTAATGCTATAGGATCTCCTGCAGCACCGCCGCCACCTTCTGTAATTGCTCTAACATCAACAGCATCTACGATATCTGCAAAATTTGTTTCATTAGGGTTTTCTTTTTTTAATGCGTTAACTAAAAATTCTCTAGCGGATCCACGTTTAGCTGTGCTTTCTCCAACATTGTCAAAGTAGCCTACACCAAACTTTTGGTCTACAAGATTCTGTACAACATCTTCTGGTGTTGCGTTGTATTCAACTGCTTCATCGAAAGGTGTCTTTGCAGTCTCTGCTTGTTTCTTTTTAACAATCTCATCTAGTCTAGACATTAAAGCTGATTTCTCTTCATCAGGTAAAGCTTTACTTTTTACAGGATATTCCATACCTGCGTATTCCGGTCCTCTTGGATCTACTGACATTACAGAACCCGTTGTATTTTTTTCTACTTCAGGAAACGGTACGTCATCTCTTAAAGATGCTAAACCTTCTGCATCTAAATTCCTGGTCCCTGTTGCCATGTCCGTGATGTTTGTAACTGCAGGTGGATTATAAAATTCATCCATCTTCATCATGTTAGTTAAAAGTTTATTTGCTTGAGGATCGTTAAGTTTATCAGCGGTTGCAAAACCAACTGGACTTTTTAATTCTTGTAATGCTTTACTTTTAGATATTGCACCAAGTGCTTCGATGTTTAAATCCATATCTAGGAAACCTTCTGAAGATCTACCAGGTCCCATGAAATTAACATTGGACCGGGTACCGAGGACATCGGACATATTTCCACCTAATTTAGAATACAATTTAATGATTGCGTCGATAGTTGTTTTTTTAGCCATAATACTTTACTTCTCCTCGTACAACAGGCTCGTCTTGATAGTCTTCAGGATGTCGAACCAAACCACCCTGTCTAATTCTCATAATGGCTTGTGTCGTACTATCGACATAGTCATCATATTCTCCAAATGGGAATGCCGCACATTCTTCTATTACTTCCTGTGCAAAGTGTTCGTGCATAGGCGCCCAAATTTTGCCGCTCTCAAAAAGAGGGGCAACAGAGTTTAATCTTGTATGTTTATCATTTCCTCGGCTAGGAGTAAAGTTAATAACAGGTATATCCATTTGCCTTAACTCGTGTGTTAAAGGCAGTCCAGAAGCTTTTGCCTCAACAATTACCATGTCAGGATTCCAGTCCCTGTATTCCTGTAATGCTACACGCCGGAGTTCTGGAAAGTCATACCGGTCTTTAAATGCGTTGAGCAGTATTATATTCTGTCCGTCGGCCTCGGTTGTAAAGACTCCCCACGTGGTTATAGCACTAAAGTCGGAAGATGCTTTTTTAGTAAACGCTGTATCATAACTTTGTAAAATATAATCTAAAGGTGGTGGATCCTTGTGAGTCCAGTCACGCCACCAATCTCTTTTTAAGATTGCTCCTTCTTCTGCAGTCGGGTTCTGCATATATTGGGCCAACCAGTTGGAAACGGGGATCGAGGCTTTTGTTTTAAGTAATTCTTGAGAG